ATGAGTATTGAGTTTTTTCTAACAATATTTAGTACCATTTTGCTTGCAGGAATAGTATTTCTTATTTACAAACTAGCAGAATTTTTAATTACAAAATTAGTTAAACAATTAAAAAAAGAGGACTAGCTTATAATTTGCTAGTCCTTCTTCTTGTCAACTGTAATTAAGAAATTTAGTATTCTCAATACTTTAACATATCTATTCTATTTTTACAACACAAAAAGAAGGGCAACTACCCAGCCACCCTACTTTTTGTGAAATATAATTATAATAATATTTTAGGAAATTTTGTCATATTAATATTAACATATTGAAAACGTTTTTACAAGTATGCATTCACAGCAACTTTTGCACTTTCAAATCTATCTTTATATTGTTTACCACCAACATACATTATATTATAATCTTTCTTAGTCCTAGTGCCATCATCTCTATAGCATTTAACTTTATGTTTACTAGCTATAAGTTCTGCAATAGGCTTATCTCCGTCACCATAATATAATACTATTTTAGGTCTATTATCTATACCCTTACAATAAGCTGCACTTACATATCCAATCTTAGGTATTTTATACCATGCATTATTGTATTCATCTCTTGCTACAGCTTCAACATAAATAATTGAACCATCATTATAAGCATTAACTACCTTAGCATTTGCACTCGGCTGACTTCTTACGTTTAGAGTCTCACCTTTACCAACGCTAACTTGTACAGAGTAATTTGCTTTTACTTCTGGTTTATTTAAGATGTTGTTAATTATTGTTTTTTGTCCGTTTAGTTCCTCATTTATCATATTTAAAAATCTTTGCCAACCTAAATCAAGTGTTTTATGAGGGCAATATTTACCACTTTGCTTTTGGTGGGTTTCAACACGATCTATTCCCCATCCGTATTTTTTAAGTGTAGCAGCAACATATTTAGCTGCATTTCTTTCAGCTTTTGCAAACTCTAAAGCATTTCCAGTAGACTTTGCTATCTCAATACCTATATAATTTCTATTGCCATATGTAGCACCACAGTGCCATGTATTACGATTAAATGGTACATTTTCATAAATTGCTATATCATCTACAACAGAATGAAAGCTTGTCCAATTAGAATTTCCAACCATATAAGAGCTTTCTGCTTTTGCTGTAGCTTTATTATAAGTATTATGCACTACTATCTTTTTAGGGGTCATTGCATAGGTTTGTTTCTTTCCCTTATTCCAAGAAGGAACAGGGAAATCATATATTGGTACTCCCCTAACTCTTAATCCATTCATATTATCTATCCTTTCATGCTATCTAACATCTTCTTATCTTCTTCAGATAATCCTCCATCTTCTTCAAATGAATTTTCTTCTATATTTTTTTCATATAAAGCTTGGTCAAATTTAATTGTTTTATTAGTTGGATTATCAATAAATTGTCTGAATGTCTGATGAAGTCCAGTACTAGCTAATCCACTTATAGCTCCCATAGTAATTGTATCTATGCTTATCTCTTTAGATATTATAGAGCATGCTACAGCTCCTATTATCCCTAATATTAAAGGTATATATTTATTATTGATTGGTAATATATTTTTTATCATAAAACCAACTACTAAGCAAAATACCAATGTTCCCATGTCAATGTAGTTCATTAATTCTATCATTATCTATTCTCCTTTAATTCTTCTATATCTTTTTCTACTGTACCTATTCTGTGTTCGTGATTTTCAATTTTTATAATAGCTTCATCTATCTGCTCACCATGTTTATCAAGCCTTCTATTTTGAACTGTATCTGCGTCCTTACTCCTCAATAATTCAGTGTTTAGTTCATAGAAATTATTATTTAGTTTTGTAACTTCTCCTCTTAATTCCTTTACAGGTTTTTTAAGGGTTTCACCTATTGATATTAGCCCTACTATAATGGGAATTGCTACAGTAACTATCTTAATTATTAGAAAATATATTTGTTGTTCACTCAAATAATCACCTTCTTTTTATAATAAAAGGGCGATTTGCTCACCCTCTGAAACCATTGAAATTTCAATATTTAACAACCTTCATAAATCGATTTTAAGAGCCTGTATTTTTGTATTGATACTAAGCGTAGTTAGCTTTGCTCATAATCGATTTACGAAGGTCATTATTTTACTACTCTGTTACTAATCTTTCTAATCCAGTCCCAATTAAAAGTTCTTTCACTTCTTCTTTCAATTCTACTGGGACTTGACTGTAAGTTCTGTATCCGTGTACGATACAAGTTACATAACACATTGCCATATCTCTTTCACCTCCTTTCGCTGCTAATTTTAGTAATAAAAAAAAGAACCTAATCTTATTAATTAAATCCTTCATAATTATTCTCCCTTTAATTTGTCTATTTTTTCGTTCAATTCTACTATTGCAAGTGAATATTGTAATTCCATTTGCTTTATTTTTTCTTCTAACTCTTTTTCTCTTTGCTGCTCTTTCTCTTTTTCTTTTTCAGCTTGTTCCTGCTGTTCTTTCTGTTTTTCTTCTCTATCTTTTAAATAATTTTCTACGATTTCAATGTCTGTAGAGCCTGTAAATCCTTCTGCTTTGATATCTTCTAAAAACACAACTTCAGCATCCTCTATTAATACCAACGTTTTGTCTTTAGATGCTGGGTATGCATCAAACCATATTTCTTTATCTAAACCTTTTAAGGTTTCTTTTCTGTCCCATATTTTTATTTTCATATCTTAAGCTCCTTTATATTTTATATCTAAAAACCCCTTCTTTACCTAACGACCATACTCCGCCTTCATATATTACTGGAAACACACTTCCACCTGTTAATTTGGTTTGTTTTATCGGAAGTTTATGGTATGTATCAGTTTTTTTATTGTATAACGTTATACTGCTTTCAATAGCATCTAGCATGTATAACTTGTAATACTCATACTCAACACAAGGCTCCCAAATAATGTGTTCAGACAGATCTTTGCTTGTAGCGACATTTTCTTCATCATATATCACTCCATTATTTTTATAATACAGTTTATCTTTATGACTTGTAACGCCTTCAATATTCTTACTAGTGCCTTCAAATAACAACTCTGCTTTTTTATCACCTAAAAGACTCACCTTATATGCTTTGTTCTCACTAATTACAATAGCTTCTTTTTTGAGTTTATTAAAGTATACTATCCTCCCGTCTTTATATATGCCCGTTGATACACCTGTTTTTGTTTTAACATTATAAAGAGTTTCTGCACTGTTTAATAAAAAATTTTCTCCAGTAGAAGCTATTAAACCTAAAACTCTCCAAAAATATTTGTTGTTCGTTTCGATCACTTCCCTAGTTTTTGTAGTTAGATTTACCCGAAATACACTGTGTTTTCCATCACCATAAGCATTATCCGCTGTGCAATATACAATTTCATCTTTATAAAACAGAGGTGTTCCGCTTATTCCACCGTATCGAGATACATCAATTCCACTTACAGGATTCCAGTACCATTTATTTTTTTTAATAGGCTTTTTTATGTCAGATGTGTACATTCCTGTTGCAGTGTATGTTGTATTAGTTCCACCATTGACTTTTGCACTTCCGATACTAACAAATGTCATTACTTTCCCTTCTTCATTAAATGCCCCGTACCCCATATCTGCATTTTTAGGAAGTATTAATTCATATTCCCCGCTTTTAACTAGTACAACTTCATTCTCTTTCAAAAACTGTTCTACATCTTTCAATGTGCTAGTATTAACATCTTTATCAAGTTTATTAATTTCTCCAGTTACGACACCTAAAGTAATCTTAAATTTATCTAGTAGCTTACCATATACTTTCCTTCTAAATCTTATAAACATTACTCAACCTCGCTTTCAATGGCTTTTATATCCTCACCAAGTAACTTAGCAAATTCAATGTTATTAGCATTTAGTAGTTCTGCTTCTCCAGTGATTTCCATATTAAGTTTATTTATATCATCTCTGTTGAGCTGTATAGATTGCTTTAGTTTGCCCAGGACAATATCAAGCTTTTCATCTGCCCATGTTGTAACAGTTATTTTTAAGTCTGTTAACTCAATATTTTTTAGCTTGTCCCAAATATAAGACAAATAAGCTGATACAGTCTTTTTCTCTATATCTTCTATTTCAATTTCTTCCAAATTGCCTATTGCTTCTTTTATTTTTGTGGTGTCATTTATTCCGTTTTCTATTTCATCTAAATTTTTATTATATTCATCAATAAAATACGCATCTGTCTTTTTAGGTCTCGTTAATTTCATATACCTAACCTCTCTTTCATCTTTTCTACTGGCATCTCTCTTAGTTCTTCATGAGTAAAGTGTGATAATTGTTCATGTGTAAACTGTGCCAGTATTTCGTGCGTGTTATAAAGAAGTATTGCATCATATGTAATATTAAGTGGCAATATATTTTCCATTAAATCTACTACTGCTGCTAATTGGTGTTTTACTCCTAAATTAATTTTACATACTGCGTGTTTTTTAATATAGTCTATATTAAAAGTATAATTATCGCTCCCTACAAGGTCTTCAAGTAGCTTTCTTACTCTTTTTTCTGTGTATGGTCTAGACCCAGTATATTTAGTTGATATTGTAAAGCGCCTATCATCAAGTGTATAAGATGAGTTTACTTTTATTTTCATCATCTTTTCCCACCTTGAGCAACCTTCATTATCTAAGCTAAAGAAAAATCTATTTTTATAAATGCTTTCAAGCCTTTTCATAATAAGCCTACATTCCTTGTCATAAGCTACAGAGAGTGCTTGAAATTCAGATATATTAGAGTATACTTTTGGGGGATATATTATTGATGTTGGATTATATTCGCTACTTGTAGTTATCATATTTAACATCTCCTAGTATCGGTATGCTTCTTTTATTAACTGTGTAATTTCTTTCTAATCCATTAATTGTAGTTGATGATACATCTATTATCCCATTTAGTGATAATAACTTATTTTCTATCTTAGATATTCTAACAACTAAGCTTTCTTCATTATCGCCCCACTCCATTCTAAGCTCTTGCAGGTATTCTTCAATAGATTCCTTCACATCTTCTAATAAATCTACACCATCTTTTATATCAAGCTTTGTACTGATATTTACAGTTTCTTTTCCTACAGGATATACTTTTACTTTATGACCTATTGGAGCAAGTCCAACACCTTCGCCATCTTGTGTTGGGTCAATAGCTTCTTGTATTGCCAAAACCATATCGTCATCTGCTTTTTTAAATGTATTATCAAGTACCACGATTTCTACATTTTCACCATCTACAGTTCTTCTAAATGTTCTAACTCCACCTATATTGTCAAATTCTAGTATCTTATCTCTATAATCTGCTCTATTCCCTCCAAAGGCTTGATAGTTTAAACTCTCAATATATCTAAATCTTAAATCTTCTAAGGTTTCTTGTTCTCTACCATCTTTTACAATTTCAACTATTCTTGCAAACTTTAAACCTCCTATATCTTCAATTGGTGTCATATCTCCAATTATTTCAATATGTCCAGTTTCTTCGGCTATAAGGTGGTATTTATATATTTCTTTTTGTTCTGTTTCTTCTTTTTCTTCGTCTAAACTTTCAATCACTCTAAAGTTTCTTGTATCACAGTTAAACCTTGCACCTATCTCAATATCTCTATTAAACTCTCCTATCACATATCCTTGTGTAGCTTCTTTAGGATATATCTTTCTATCTCTACAAAAACTCACTAAATTATTGTAACTACAAGTGTCTGGGAATATTTCCTCATTCATCATATCAATTTCAGAGTTAAGTGAAAGAAGTTCAGGCACAATCATAGCAGTTGATTGATATATAAGGCTTGTTTCTCTTTTATCAAAGCTATCATCAATATTTGATAACATTCTATCCATTATTCCATCAAAAGAATATTCGTTATTTATCATCTATAATCTTCACCTCCTCTTTAACTGCAACTTCTCCAATGTTTGATATAACAGTTGCTGAAAACTCATATACTCCACGCTTAACTCTTTTTAAATTCATATCTTCGACTGCCTCAATTCTATCATCTGCTAATATACATTCTCTAATTAAACGCACTAGAGTAGATTCAATTAGAGCAGGATCTTTTCCATATAGGTCATATAGTTCAATCCCTACATCATCACTCATTGTATGTGAGCTGTATCTTTCAGTTTGGAGTATAAAAAAAATGGCTTGTTTGACTGAGTCTACTCCGTCAACATAACCACCTATTGTTCCATCATCACGTATTTTATAATCTTTATTTTGATAAGCTTTCTTTTCGCTGTTATCAATCAGTGATTCAAACTGTTCTTGTGTTATTCCTGTTTTTGGTATCATAACTTTTTCACCTTCCCAAAAACTAAGTATTGTTGTCCCCCTTGAAACATTCCAAGTGCTACAATATCACCTTTTTTAAGAGAGTGCTTAGCCTTTCCACTTTTGCCATCTACAGTGACTGGAAACTCCCCTATTGCACTCTCCAGCATAAAGAGTTGAACTGGCTTAAGTGTTAGCTTTTCAGTTACTTTTATTTCTATAGGTGATGTATTTACAACTTCACCTATTCTGTAGTCTGCAAAGTCATAGTTATCCAGCAGGGGAATTACTGCTTCTCTAATAGGTCTTACAATATTTGCCATTTCATCACCTCCTACATAATTCCATATCCTGTTATTTTAGACTGCCCTACGTAGTAAGTATGCCTTGCAACATTAAGCTTAGACCCTGAATTACCTTCTATAGTAGTTATCTTACTTCCGTCTACTCTTTCCACTATCCCGACATGGTCTATCCTAAGTGACCCTGCACGACCAGAGCCGTTGTAAAAGAATATTATATCGCCTGATTTTGGTGTGTAATTTCTCGCCGCATCCAAATGTTTTGCTTTCCCTTTACTTTGAAAACTAGAAAACATTGACCTTGTGCTTGAGGTGTCAGGAACAGGCATATTGCCTGCTTTTTTCATGCAAAATGCTGTGAAATCTGCACACCATAATCCTGATGTCATTCTTCCAAGCTTACTCATTTGCGAATAGCTTTTTCCAACGTGCTTTCTAGCCTCCTCTACGTGAGGTGGGGTAGCTCCACTACTGCCACTTGTAGATCCGTTGTAATTAGGATTACTTATTACTGTATACATCTTGCTTTTAGCTTCTGCTACACTTGATACTCCTGTTCCTATTAGAGAGTCTCTCCATTCTACGCCTGTGTACTGTTTGTACCAAGCCTTTAAATCTCTAACATATTGAGCTGTATTGTTTTCGCTAGGTGGTGCCCAAGGGTATACGATTGACGAAATGCTTTTTCTTCCTTTTTGATATATATAAACCACTCCAAGTAGTCTAAATAACCTCTCTATGCCTATTTCTTTACTAGGATATTTTGCATATTTACCCATATTAGGATAATCAGGATCTCCAGTTATACCACCAAAGTTATTTCTAACTCTTGCAGAGTAACTATTAATAGTTCCACCCTCGGTACACTCTTTTTTAGTTATAAGTGCCGCTAACATTGGATTGACTCCAAATGCATTACCGCATTTTAAGTAATATGACCCATGTCCGCTTAAATAACCATTAAGTACTTTGTTGAGCATTTCTTCGGTAATACCATGACCCCAGTCCTTTGCTGCGGTTTCTCTTTTTTCTTTAGCCGCAAAACTGTCGGGTGTTTCAGTCCCGTCATTCCCTTGCTTGCTTTCTCCTTGTACACCTCTTGTAGATACAAATTCGCCGCCGATTAATTCTAAATCCATTGAATAAAGTCCATCCTCAACTCTGTGAGTGACAGCATCAACAACCATGTTCATATCTACAACCATGTCGCCTAAATCAAGAGATACAACGATAACCGCACCTGCAACAACCTCAACTGCTCCCATTGCACCTTTTATTTTTAAAGTTTTAGTTTTTGAGTTGTAATGATGTAGCAACTTTTTCTTTTGGTCAATTGACGCCCAACCATTATTAGTTTTTTCAACTAATTCAAGTAGCCCCCATTTCGCAATGCTTGCCTCATCTTTTTCAGCGTCACGAACTGTCATACCTGTTGTACTACTCTTATACTCCAATACAACAGAGTTATAAGTTTGCTTGTCAATCGTGCTTTCATAGTCAAAATCGGTTATGCTGGAGCTGTTTATTACAACGTTTCTAAACATATCTTTGAGAGGGCAAAGAGTCAATTTGCCGAATCTATCATATAGGATAAATATTTCTCCAGTTTCCTGCGTTGTCATTTCAATTGCTTGCATTATTACATCAAATAAGCTTCCATTTTCTTTTGTTAAAGATGGTATTTTGTAATTGCTATCTCTAATAACACCTACATTAAGCCTTCTATCATTGGCAATCATCTTTACGATTTCGCCTACTGATTTGCCAATAAAGCCTACACTATCTTTAGTTTTAAGATATCTTAGTTGGTCATAACAAGTGTATTTAACTATTCCATCTGCACTTCTATTTTTTGTAAATATAAAACCAAAAAACATCCATGTTTTAGATATCCTAACCCTTACAGCGTCACCTTCTTCAAACTCAATTTTACCGTCATCCTCTTGAGCAATTGAAAAGGTACACTTACCTGCCACACCTTTTCTTTCCCAAGCAATTTCCAATCCACTAAGTGCGTTAACTACGTAAGTAGTTTGATTATGCGTGATATGGACATCACAATTATAAGAGTGTATATCTTTATTATCTGCTGTCACAATATCACCACCTAATAATTAATGTTTGGATTAGCACTCTGCGTACCTTGTCTTGCATCTGAATAACTGTGCAATTTATTATCAATGCTATAATTTAACTTAAACTCTCTTTCGTCAAACTCTGCTTTAGTTAGATTTTTCAACACTTTTGTATATGTTGGATTGCCACTTATCCAACCCCAACCGCCTTTAAGCTTTGAGTGTTTTACTTTATACCAAGGTGTTTTATCAACCATAAATTCTGCGTATGCAAATGGCTTTTCACCTTTTACAAATTTATCTATTTGAGGATTGCCGTCCCAAACACCAGCCATTTGTCTAATTCCTAAGCCTTCACCTATTATTTCAAGCTGTTTATAGCAAGGTACACTCTCTGCCTTTTTCTTTTCATCTTTTCCACCATTATTTTCCTCCCTTTTTTTCTTGGGATCAATCAAGTGGATTGTCTTGTATGGTCTAAATTCTTTTAGCGTTATGTCAACTGTTATATCAGAGTTATTTTCTGCATCCTCAACTATTTCATAGTCTTCTATACTCACCTTTTCATAGGTCGAAAATCTAGTTTCATTACCCATTTTTCTGTGCACTTCAAATTCTACTATTCTTTTTTCTTGCTTTATTTTCTTTAAAGCTTCAAGTATCTCTCTTGGCATAGCTCCATTTGTACTGTAGCTATATGTCCTAAATGGCAGCAAAAAAGAAAAGCTATATTCTGTTAATTTTGCACACTTTATTAAATTAATGTCTCCGCCATTGGCAAGCTCTATGGTCTTATTATTGTTTCCTATCTTTACGTTAAGTTTAGACGGAGTGATAGGAAGCTTATATCCGTCTATAAAGAAAAAATACATTTATACACCCACCTCCTAATAAACTCCATCTGCTTGTATGTTTAAATCTTCTGTTATTCTCTCTGTTATTGCATCAACTATCCCATCTATATTACGTGTCGGATCAGTTGATGTTATATTGTTTTCTACTTGGATTGTAGCTGTTGTAAATCTATTGATAGACTGACGTTCAGCTATTTCCCTTAGATATCTAACATCTAGTCTAGAGTTTTCTGTGTTGTCTGCGGTTCTCTTTGTGTTTTCTTCGATACCTTTTAGAGGATTCTTTCCAGCTCCGCCACCTTTTCCACCTGTTCCACCTGCTCCCCCTAGTGGACTTTGTTGTTGCTTTAGTAGGTCATTCAGTCCGTTTTTATCTTTTTTAGCGTCAAGGTTAAACATTCCTTTCGCCTTGTCCATTAGTCCGTTAGCAAATTGTTCTCCTGCTTTTGCTCCGTCAAGTAAGTTAGTTGCTTTAAATTTTGGAGCTGTCCAATAATCATCAGGGGTATTATCCTTAATCATATTCTCCAGTCCTTTTTCGGCGGACGCAATAGAGCTTGTAATAGATGTGACCTTGCCTATTTCTCCCATTTTCCCTAGGTTGATTCCTGGTATATGGTTAAGTGCGTCAATTATCCAGTTGACTGCTTTAATAGCCATATTTGCACCACTTATAAAAGCATTGGCAATGTTTGTAGCTATTCCGTCGCATGATGACGTTACGCTCCTTGCTAACCCTAAAAAGTTTTTAGCTATATTTAAAGCAAAGTTTTGTATAGCTTTTTTAGGATGCTTCCACACATTGACTAAAAACTCAATTAGTGACGCAAAGTTATTCCATATAGTTCCGACTACATTAATTAAAAACGTTGCTAAAAAGCCAAATATAGCACCTATAGTGCCTACAGTAGTCATGGAATGACCTGCTAAGTCACTAAGCCATTGTATTAGTTTGATTACTCCATATATTACTAAAACTATCCCTGCTATTATCCAAGCTATCGGACAAGCTAATATAGCTGCGTTAAGTCCATTTTGTGCAATTATCAAACCATAAATAGCTACAGTTTCAGCAATATTTGCTGCTGCTTTTGCAATTGAAATACCTAAATTCCACAGGGCTAAAGCTCCTGTTATAGCTAAATGTGATGCAAGTAAAACAAGTGGTGGTATCAATAACCACATATTATTGCCTAAAAAAGTGACTCCCATATTAATAAAGTCAATCACACCACCTGCTACTTGTCCAAGGATTGAAAATGCAATTACAGAATTTTCTACAAACCCTACTATATACGGATTGTTCCATAGCCGCGATAGAGCTTCGAAAAGAGGCATAAATCCTATTAACGCATTATCTTTTAACTTTTCCATATGATTGGCAAACGTAAAAGGCATATCACCTAACATTGAATTGACATCATTTTTCATTGATTCAGCAGCTCTTTTCATCACGTCAAATGTTATTAATCCTTCTGAACTAGCCTTTTTCATATCAATTCCATTTAATTCTTCTTTAATGGCATTGGCAAACATTGGAGCGTTTTCAAGTACTGATAAAAACTCATCCCCTTGCAGTCTTCCTGATGCCATTGCCTGTGTTATTTGATGCATTGCAGCTGCCTTACCTTGTGTATCTGTTCCAGATAAAGCAAATGACTTACTTAGAGATTCAGCAAAAGAAACTATTTCATTGTCATTAGTGAATTTATCTCCTGCTAAAAGACCCAATTTAGAAACAGAACCACTTAAATCGGTTACAGAAGTTCTTGCTCTATTTGCTGCTTGATAAGTTTTCATAAATAGATCTTTGCCAGTTCCAGTCTTATTTTCCATAAGATTCATTCTAGCAATTGTATTAGACACTTCATCACCTGCACTAACAGCTTTTTTGATACCTTGTAAGCTTAGGTAAACTCCAGCTAATCGCTTTGCTCCATCAACTAACTTATTCATTCCTTGACTGCCGTTATTCATTTCATTATTTAACTGTCTTTGAGAGTTTGTAGCCCTTTGAATATTAGTGTCTACTTCACCAATTCCGCCGCTTACTCCCATTATTCTATTCATATTAATATCTGAATTAACAGCACTTGCAAGCCCTTTAATAGAACCTGTCGCTAACTCTGACGCTCTTGTTATATAACCAAGCACACCACTGGCTCTGTCTTGTATTGTAATCGGAGCGCTTATTCCTGCCATAAGTTACCTCCTTTCTTGGTTTTTTGCATTAAAAAAGCACCTACATTTGTAAGTGCTTTCTTTTTTATTATAAATTCCTCAATTCATTTTCTACATTTTTAGATACTGAATTTTCTCCGCCAACGATTATTATTTTTTTTATGTTATGTTTCTGAATAAAATGCTTGGCATAATAATTTAAACTATCTTTATAGGTCGGCAAAATAACTCCGCCATTATATGCAGCCACAAGGCTTGATGGTAAAGAGTCTGCATAAGCATCTCCGCCCACTATGACAACTGTGTTTTTATCACTCATTTTAGTTTTTGAATAACTGCCATCAGGATATTCTGTAATGTCAGTAAAACCACTTATTTTCTTATAGTGTTCTGCTATCCAATATGCTGTTTCATACCTGTCGTCTCCAAATAGCATGGTGTAAGCCGAATAATTATAAGGAATTGAATCTCCACCGCCTATTTTATAACTACTTCTATAGTCGGGAGAGCTATTCCTATAATCCTTTAGCCAGTATCCATATGTCCTAGATAGTTCAGCCGCAAAGGGGGCAACTGATAATAAGTCAGCAGTTTTATCACTATTAACAATTATTTCCACATATTCATAATGTCCGTGCAAAGGGAAAGCTTCTCTTATTATGACATTTACCTGCTCCTCCATGTTATAAAAATCAGAGTGTCCATTCGCTATTCTTTCAACCTTAACGCCTCTAGCCTTCAAAGTGTTATCAACCTTCGCACTCAATGTTCCTTTATCGCCCATTACATAGGCTCTTTTAATATTAAGCCTATCAAACTCATTTAATACAGCTTTAGAAACACCTTCGTTCTTAGGTAAAACATAGAATGGTACTTTTAATGCAGATGCCATATAGCTACCATATAGAGCAGTTTTAAAGTCCTGTCCACTTGCTATTACTGCTAAATTGCCATCAGCTTTGTTAATATACTTTTTATTTGCTAATACTGCTGTTTCGTATCTATCCGCACCTGCTATTCTTGATACATTTAGGTCACTTGCGCTAGATATAGATAGACTTGATACAAATATCATAACACCTAAACATAACGATACTATCTTTTTCATACACAAACCCTCCTACATTAATATAATTTCAAATCTATCATATCATATTAATGCAGGAAAACAGTTCTTTGTTAATATTTTGTAGTATTTTTTTACTATTTACCTTTTTTAGCTTTTTTCAGCTCCTCTTTTTCTGTTTCAACAAAAAGTTCACATGATGCTAATAAAAATATATATTCTTCTTTTTTTTCTTTTATTACTTCAAAAATATAAGATGGTGTCATTCTAAGCCTTTGCACACAATAATGTGCTAAATTGCTATCAATATCACCATCTTTGATTAGTTTTTTACTTCTTCAACTTTTTCAGGTATTTCTTTAAAACCGTTAAATTCACATATTTTTTGAAAAAACATTTCAACTTCACCAACTAAAAGCATTTTGTCTATTAGCTCTTTTTCTCCCAAAGCATCATAACTTTCTTGTAGTTCTGCGTCTTTTAAGTCTGGGTAATGTACACTTTCTGCTATAACATCTCTTGCAAGCGAATATGCATCCACTTTAGTATTCCCTTTTTCATCTGTTGAAGTATTCTTATCTCTTAACTGTTGCCATAGATTATTTTGCATTGTTTTAATGACAAATGGTATGTTTTCTCCATTTTCGTCCTTAAATGCTTCTGATACCACAATATTTTTAGTTTCTATTCTCTTTACGTTTCCTTTTAAAAATGCTTGAAATTTGCTCATATATAATACTCTCCTTAAATTAATTATTTTTATTTATGCTCTTGGAGCTTCTTTGTGGTCTTCATGATCTTTCACCCCACTAAATCTTCCTGATACTTCTTCTTCCAATACTTCACTGTCAACATCCAACATAGCTAATATCAATTCTTCGAAATAGCAATCCAAAAATGTATAGGACTTTCTTCCAATTGTCGAAGTACTCATTGGATCATTATTGACTATTTTAAGGTCAAATGTTGGCAGAACTCCTGTTTCAGCATACTGTAGTGCAAGTTTTCTAAGTGTAGATTGATTATAATATAGCGTGGCTTCCCACGTTCCTTCCCAGCCTGCTGGTCTTGATTTTGCTCCTGTTTCTCCTAGTATATTTAATTCTGCCATCTTCAATTTAAATTTTGCTTCAAATTTTTTAAGAGAAGCAAGTGATAAATTTTGTCCATTTACATTGATGTAAGCTTCTCCTTGTGAACCAGCTACAGCCTCTGTTATGTGGTTCATTTTTCTTATAACTTCTTTGTTATTCATTTACTACCTCCTTATTTCACAACATTAGTTAAGTAAAGCTGTCTAAAGCATTCAGCAGGTGTTACCACACTGTTTACTCTCACAACACCTCTAACCTTGTTGCCGTCAACTGTCTCTACTTTTTCGACAACAACACTGTTTTTGTCATAACTTCTAAATGCACCAAGTTTTAAAAATTCTTCTCTTATCTTGATTACATCAACTTCGTAACTTTCAAGCCCTGTTTTATCAATATTTACTTTCCCTAGATATGCTGAATTAAATACATTTGCATCTGCCATAGCTAGGCTATCAAGTATTCTAATCACTTGATTTTCCTTAAATTCTTCGCCCTTTTCCTCGCTAAAAGTAACAAGCGAATTTATATCTTCTAAAACTCTAAATTCGTCACCAACTCTGTGATATACAAACTTTCCTTCATTTATAAATTCAGCTAATTCCAACTGAGTGTAATCTGCTATTATTTCAAATTCTCCGTTGTATTTTTTGTTTAGATTGGACTTGCCTAGCTCTGTATTTGCATATAAAGCTGTTGTAAAATAAGTAAGCTCGTTACCTGTTCCAGCTACTACATCATTTAGCACTGTCACAATTCCCTCATAGTCATATGTAAGCTTAGGTAGTCTTTTCATAATTGTTGCAAACTTAAGTCCTACATTATCTCTCATTCGCTTTGTGTAGGCTATATATAACTCTTGAAATGTTGCATCAGTTGACGTGCAGCAAAGAGCATTAAAGCTATAAGTTTCAATTTTATTTAAAAAGTCTTGATGGTCTGTTAGAGTAACAGCTCCGTCTGTACCACCTGCAAGAGATGTTTTAGTTGTATCAGCAAGTGTGATTCCTTCTTTAAAATCAACATATTTGTTGCTTTCTAATTCTTCCGCCGACTTTACCACTTGCTTATCGACTGCAACATTATCTATCATAGTGATTACTTCTTTTTTAGTTTCATCATTTACATTTGGAGATATTTTAATACTTATATCATTGCCTCTAGTTCCACCAAATTTTGCCTTAGCTATTTTATTTTCAGCTTTTGTATTGTCTGATAGGATATATATGTAAGTTTTTACAGAGTTTGAAATAAGCTCTCTAAGTCCTTTTAATTTGTTATCCCATAAATCATATCCAAGGACACTCTTGCACTTATCAGCAAAGTTGCTTGACTCTATTTCTAATATTTCTCCTTTATTTCCATAATTGTGTTCTATTGCAATTGCACAAACACCATTAGTGCCAAGTAGATTTAAGCTCCTTGACGCACTTATATTATTAATATAAGCACCTGCTAATGGTTTGTTCATCCCAGTAAATCTTCCGCCACCTATTGCCATTATTTAGCCTCCTTCTTCAACGCTTTTTCTAACTCTTTGTCAACGTCAGCAAAACTGTATAACTTATCATCATCTAGAGTTATTTCAAGCACATCAACATATCTGATGTATTTCTTAGCTCGCATTATCACGTGTTTTTCAAACTTACTTAGCTCTCTAGCAGGTTTCTTAACCTCTTTAGTTTCTGCCATTTAAATCAACTCCTATCTCATGTTCAAGACTTTCCATCTTGTCTACTTTTTCTTTTTCGTACTCCAATACAGCAGGATAGGTTACAAAAAAATGAAGCACATTATCAACTATTTTGTACTCCATATCTATTCCTCTTATCAACTTTCCCTCTACATCTAATAAATCTAGTGCTTCGTATAGATAATCTCCTATTTCATTTAATTCTGATATACTCGCTTTTTCATCAAAATATTTAATGTCAAGTGGATATGACCTTTCTTGCCTACCACCTAACATCCTATTTTTCATTGAATGAATTAAAGAAATAAAAAAACAAGGCTCGTCAAAGTCTTGCTTATTCTCATCTGCGTATATTGATATATCTTCAAAGTAGCTATCTATCTGTATTGACACGGCATTTATTATCTTGTCTATCATTTAAACACCTTCTTTAGTTCTCTTTCAACTTCTTTTTGTATGTAACTATTAGCTCTAGCATTGACCTTATCTACTGCAATTTTAAGCATAAATTGTCCGTCAATCCATCCCTTGCCGCCTCTAGTTCTGTGTCCATACTCAACATAGGATGCATATTCCACTAAGTTGCTAACTGTAATTACATACTCATTTCCTTTTCTTTTAACACTGAGTCCATTTGCTATATTTTGTGGTGATGATTCAACCCCACCACCCCAACCACGTCTTAGATGCCCTGTGTCTGTTGGTGTGTCTTTAATTGCATAATATAAGACTCTAGTTGCTATCATCCTTGCCACTCTCTTAATCAAGGCGTCCATTTGTTTATCGTCTAGCTTTTGCACCTTTTCGTTAAACTGTTCAAATTGCCTTTTAAAGCTAGTCATATCCCCAAGTTTAGCCATTATGCACGCTCCTTAGTGAGTTCTAACTCTATTTCTTGATGATTAGAAAACACTGCAGATACAGACGCATTTTTGTATTCTCTAGTGACTCCATTTTGAGTAACTACAATTTTAGAATTAGGCTTAATTTTGATATTAGGTGATATAAACAACTTTATCTTTTGTTCAATATTGCCTGCTTCTTTTTGGATTGTAATAGGGCTTTGAGAATATGAAAGTCTACAAGGAATTTGAGAAAACGACTGTACTTCCTCATCTTTAGTTTTCTTTGTAACTGGGTCCTTTACTGGTATGTATTCGTATATATCACATCTACCATCATACAAGAGCTCCACTGCTTTTCTGAATCTGTCTAACCTCATACTACCACCTCAACCTTCTAAAAGCATGTAGGCTTTCTTTACCATAGCTCTTATAATATTTAATAGTGGTCTTTATGTTATTTGAGGAATCAGAAAAGGAGACTGTTACGTCTCCCTCTGTGATTTGTTTTATGCCTTCGCCAGTTTCCATGTTTGCAGATGTAGCATTAAGGTTGTTTTCTAATATTTCCCCAAACACTCTATTTGCAACTACATATATAAGCTCTTTCGGTAGTTCCTCTATATTGCAGTAGTTTAGAATAGACTGTGTATGTTCTTCTATCTTAAATTCTAAAAACTCATCATCTTCATCACTTACTGGAATTTTATATCTATTCATGTAAGCTTTTATTACTTTTTTGATATTATCTAAATATTCCTCATTCATATCTCTAGCCCTGTGATACTATTCTAGCCATTGGTATTGCTTTATGGCTTATATACTCTCCGTTTCCATCATTTACTAGAGTCCAGTTTGAAGGATTTTCTAGTTCTTTATTAGTTGGAGATAAAGAAGCTTGATTTTTCTTTTCGTAAGATATTCCGTATGGTGCTATATAATTTCTCTTTCTTGAATATAGATAGTCCTGTCCACCGTTCTTGCTAGGATTTCTGTCAACTTCATAAGCTACTTTTACCGGTAATTCTCCAAATTCAATAGCTCCTGACCCCAATACATAAGTAGTGTATTGTGTGATAGATTTTTTACTTGGTGCTCCCCCTTCTTCTCCTGAAGGCTCTGATATAGTAGTTGTGTTAACTGGCATGCTATCGTCAACTAGAACTGTTTTTCCATTCCATGTACCAAGTGTTAGCTCTCTTGTTAATCCGTTTGCATCAGTTTGAGTCCATCTCTTCATTAGGTTTAAATTTTCTAAGTTAGTTGCAACTTGTGAATGCATTATAACAAGGGAGAAAATATTTTTATTGTCTCCACAAGCCTGCTGTATTGCGTTATTTAGCGTATCTTCCTGTATTTTTCCGTCAACTACTAGAGTGTGATTGTCTACAAATTCCTTATTCTGTTTAGGCGCACTCATTGAGAATACTCCATTAAGTACAGATAAAAGTGTTGCTTGATCTATTTTTTCCCAATAAGATGATACTTGCTTTCCTATTTGGCTAATAAAGTCAACTCCACTTGTTACATCATATGAGAAGTCTTTTTCTGTCCAAGCCTTAGCTCTACCGTACGCAAGGACTCCTCTATCATATGTATTTATGCTATCTGCCCCAATATCAGTCATTCCGTCATAATTTAGTGCTTCACCACCTATTGTTCCATACATTGGTATTCTTCCGTAGTAACTGTTTACTTGCCCTTGAAACAAATTGTATATATCTTGATTAGACGCAACTGCTCCTGATTTTAATAGCTCTGTTTTTGTAACTTGTGGTAATGAATTTACATATTGCCCAAAAGCTTCTTCATTAAATATTTTTCCGTTAAATACTGTTGTCATAATTAATCATCCCCTTCTATTTTCTTTAAAAAATCTTCATATGTTTTTGGTTCTGTCACCTGAGTTTGTCCACCACTCGGAGGTTCTACACCTTTAAATCCACCTTTTGGCTCTGGCGTTCCCTCGCCATCAAATAAATATGAATCACTTATCTTTAGACTGTTTAATCTGTCGGCTAGTCCTTTTATTTGACCGTTATCGTCAAATTCTATAGCATCCATATCTAATTCTAATAGTGCTTTTACAGCTTTGATATTCTTTGCCTTAGAGCCTGTTAATGCTAATTCTATTGCACTGTTTGCCTTAGTTTCTTTCATAGCTTTTTCATGTGCTATTTTTTCATCAGCATAAGTTTTTTCTAGCTCCTCTATCTTTGCTTTTAGTTCATCAGGATTAACTTTCTTTAATTCCTCTAACTGTGTATCTCTTTCAGTTATTTGAGTCTTTAAAGTTTTGTTTTCCTCGTTTTTATCGTTAAAGTCAGACTTGCTTACAAAATTCTCTCCTATTCCTTTTTTAATCTGTTTTATAATTTCATCTTTACCTTCAACGTCTTTTAGTATTTCATTTAACCATTCCATTTAATCTACTCTCCTTTTTATTCTGGTCGGTACCAGTTTGTAGTTCCCTGTTTTATTCTCTTAGAGCCTGAGTATTTTTGCATAAAAAATAGACCTTTTAAAGTCTTATCTAGGACGTTTTACTGCATTAAAAAAGCACCTAAACTCTAATTGTCTAAGTGCTTCTTATAATATTTCTATACTTTCTATTTCAGATTGATTAATTAAATAATGTTTAAATTCAAGCATATATTCTTCTTCGTCATAATCTTCTGGTTGGTGACATTGAATACATTTTTCTTCTAAATATTTGCCATTAGTAAACTTAATTTTCACATTTTTACCTACTGCGTTTTTCATTAATTCTAAACTAACCATATTCTACTCCTTTCTAGGAACTATATGTGTTCCTTTATCTTTACTATATGATATCGAAAATCTTTTTGTCTTTTCCTCTATTTCACTATCTACGTAGTAACCTATAGCTGTATCATGTGAACAAAATTCTTTATTTGTCCAATTGCCATTGCTATCTCTTTTTATTTCTCCAGTACCAGCATATTTATTTACAAGTTCTTGAGGGTCTATATTTTCTAATAGATAACTCTTTCCAGTATAATTATTATATCCTTTTATATGCTTTCCTTGACGTCCGTCATGAACCTTTAAATTATACTCTGTCTTTATCTGATATTTAAGCTTTGTATCCTTCCACCCTATATTATCATTATACTTCATATACTGGAACTTATCAAAGCTTTGAGGGATGTCTTTGCCTAATATTTTTCTATATTCCTTATGTTGCTCTCTATCAGAAAATCTATTCTTCCATTTCTTCTCTTTTGCTAGATATTCAGGGTCACTCTTAACATACTTGTCATACCACTGCTTATAGCTCATATCAGCTACTCTAACACTCTTGCCGTGCTTATCTCTAGCCATACGTTCTACATCTTCCATATCATCAAAATAAGGAGCTGTAGTGGTTCTACATCTAATGTGAAATGGTGGAGCATTTACTCCTACCTGTCTATCCTTTTCATCAAATACCTTATGGTCTAGACTTCTACAAAGTTCAGATGTTTTTATATCAAGTGTTGCAACTATCTGATATTTTTCCACTTCTAAATCTTTAAAACACATTTCTTGTGCCTTTTGTTGGAAGTGCGCAGTTTCGGTATATAAAAGTGTTCTAGCATGGTCTTTTTTTACATCAAAGGCCTTTGCAAGTTCACTTACTAACTTTTTAGGATGCTTACCTTGTATAAGGCTTTGAGTTAGTTTTTTATCTAGGAAATCAACAAGTTCTGGTCTGTGTCTGCTCCATATCCTTTTAGAAAACTCTAATCCATCAGGTGTCCAAGGTTTATGGATAAATTGTTTTAACATATTATTATCAAGCATATACAAATCAGTAACCACGTTAGTTCCCTTTGCTATTTCATAAGCATTTTTATAATAACTTTCTTTCAAGTTATCTATTATATTCTCGCTTATTTCCTTTTCTTCAAGTGCTACAAAGTTCTCTGTGTAATTCCTTAAAGCTGTCTGCATGGCCTGCAATCTTGATATATGATATCTACTACTCATATTGATTAATTCTTTTTGCCAGTTTTCGTGAACTGCATTTTCTTTGCCCATTTTAATGTAGTCTGCTACAGTATATTTAAATTCAGCTAATTCTTCACTGTTGAGTAACTTTTTGCTTTCAGCGTAGTTTAACTCATTATTATCAGCAAACTTCATAAGATGGTACCACATATCTTTTTGTAGAGATACTTGTAAACCTTTATTGATTTTTCTTATTCTTTCAGCAGTATTTGTGGTGTTTTTATATAGCTGCTCTTCTAAGGCTTTCATTCTGTCAGCCCAGTATTTACTATTTTTCAATCGCACCACCACCAAGCTGTTTTTCATAGTCTAGTTCCGCTTGAGTTTGTATATCTTTCTTTTTTTCTTCTTCAATATTTTGTATTTCTTCATCAACGTCTTCAACATATGGATGATTTTTAATTAATGTATTATTCGATATCACTCCTACAGAGTTTTTAACATCTGCTATAACTTGACTTTCATTTATTAGCACGTCTTTATTAAATGTTATTTCAATATCTTTATCGCTATTTTCAAATTCTGTAACGGATTCAAGATATACCCTAAGCAGCTTCTGAAAATACGAAAAGCTGCCCTTGTATTCTACTTCTATTCCATTTGCATCTAGGTCTATATCAGAGTACATTGACTGTATGTTCATCTGATTAGGCTGTCCATTTAATCTATCGTCCTTAGCATCATAGCACCTTGCATTTTCAATAAGTGCATTTTTATATAGATCTAATATTGATTTGTAATTCTCTGAATTAACCTCAACTGTAAGAGTTTCAACTCCACCATCATCAGATACTTTAATAGCTCCAAAGTTAGCAAGGTTATTCTTAAATTCTTCTAATCCCTGTCCTTCATAATTTTTAATGACTAATATTGTATTTCTACCATCTTGCTCCATGTTATTGTTAAAGTCTGACATTAGCTCATTAATGGCATCTTGTAGTGACTTAACTCTCCTTATTAGTGGTATTTCATCATCATTGTATTTAAAAGCAACTAAAGGGATTCTATCATTCCAATTGTAGCTATTTCCCTTGATATCAGTGATATATGACTCTTCGCCTATTTTATTTAGAGTCTTTCCATCAAGTTTATACTTTTCAATACTGTTTTTAGTGTACACATCAACGTATTCTACTGTTTTTTCTGCACCATTAATAAATTCTGTATTTGAATATAATCTAAATGCAAAGTTGAGTCTTGTATGTTCTTCATCTTCCCATATTGGACATATCTGATGTGCTGGTAGCCTTTTGTATTTCATTTTTGATTCGTTATCAATATAAATATATAGCCACGATATACCACAATTTAGAGAGTCTTTTAGTAGGTTTTTTAGTACCTTGTGAAAGCTAACATCTAATACAGCACTTGCTTTATCTAAATAAGTTGTGTCCTCACATTCATACATTGGAATTTTACCAAGCATATAATTAACCTTTTGGTCTACTGCTTTTGCATATTGATTATCTATTCTTTTATTATTAGGAACATTAGTTAATTCTTTTTTTACATTATCTCTCATATGTAGATATTTCTTTCTATGTAGGATATCATGTTCACCTTTGTAGTATTTCACTCCAGTAATCTGTTCTTCTCTTATCTTTGAGCCTTTGAAATTATCTACCAAATATTCTAAGTAAGTCAAATTGCTAGGGTCTTTACTTTCAGGTTTGTTTAACATATTATTCAGCTTTGCCACCCCCTTTTTTATCCATTTAAACATTTGTTCACCTCCTACCAATCAAATGATATAGCGCCTACATTTCTCCAACCTTGTACTCCATATCTAAGTGCTGCCATAGCGTCATCAAATATGTTTACTGGTTCGTCAATGTATTCATTTGTCTTAGGGTCTTTTTTATATTTCCATTGATTGATTTCTGATATAGTATTTTTACAACTCGGATGTATCAATATCTTTCTTTGTTTTAACCAGTCAATCTGTGCATTTACACTTCCTGCACCCTTTTTAACTCCTTTTGCTCTATAACCTTCTTTTTTCCATTGCTTTATTCTATCAGGTTCAGCGCTATCACAATACATTAGGATGTTCTTAGGTATTTGTTTTACTCTTGCAATATCTATTATTTCAGAGTTATCTTTTTCAAATTCATATATTTCATTTAACACATACACATCTCCGTCTTTATATCCAAGTGTAAGCATTGCAGTAGCATGGTTGAAACCAAAGTCAACTCCTATTGCTACGCTGTCATAATCATCTAAGTTTGTTGATATGTTTTCAACTCTAAAGTTAGAGAATACAAGTCCTCCAAGTTCTCCCCATTCACCTAATCCGTACACTCTGTAGCCGTCTGGATCTACTTCACGTCTTCGCTCCATTCTTCTATGGTAGCCTTCATCAATAAATCTATTGCCTAAATAAGTACTATGATGCGTCATTACATCTTCATCTTCTCTATCAAAGTATACTTTCTTAATCCAGTGACTGCTTGATACTGGGTTAAATGTCATTTTAATTTGATAAAAAAGACCCTTTGGGAGTTCACCTCTCAAACGGTCATCTATGATTTCAACATCATCTTGCATAAGCTCTGTTGCTTCTTCTATCCAAACATCAGTTAGCTTTCCAGTTGTAAATGTTATTGATTTAAGCTTTTCTCTTTGCCTTTCGTCATTCATTCCACGAAATATAATGGTGTTACCATTCCTACATTTAAGCTGTAAGGGACTTTGTTTAACTTCCCAGTGCATTGCAACACCTAGTCTATTAATCGCACCTAGTAGCTCAGAGAACGTACTATCACGATTGGTAACATCAGATTTACGGACACAAACAAGGTTTCTGCCCTTGTCTTTCATCAGTCTTATTATATAATTTTGTGCAGTGTCTACACTTTTTCCTGAACCTGCAGAACCTTTCATTACTACATATCTTTTTTTACATTCATGAACTGGTTTAAAAGAAGGATTAAATTTTGCTTTTACTTTCATTTTTATGCTCCTTTTATTACTTCTGTTTGTGGTATAATAATTTTATCACTATCATTACATTGAAATTCTATGAAAAGAGGTCATATTATGAATAAAAAAATTGCATTACAATTCGTAGCTGCTATTAATAAGCATGATATCGTTTCAATAACTGATCTAATGCATGAAGACTATATATTTATTGACACATGGAACAATAAGGAAAACAAAGAAAAGATGATAACCGGTTGGGAAGGATATTTCAATTGGTTTCCTAATTACCATATTGAAGTTACAGAAATTTTTAATAGTGAAACTTCTATCGGTTTGCTAGGATATGCTAGTGGTAGTTTTAAAGGAAGCAAAGATAAATCATGGAAACTCCCTGCTTTTTGGAAAGTAATTGTAGTTGATGAAAAAATCAAACTATGGCAAGTTATTTGTGACGCTAAAATTCCATTTGATATAATAAATGAATCAGAAAATTAAATTGTTAAAAATCTTAAATGAAATATTTGAGCAATCCATTAATTAGGTTTGCTCTTTTTTTTATTTTTTCTAACTATTCCCTAAATACTCCTTTTCGGAATAGTTATCTCAAACCATTGGTATTTCTACATTTATTTTTACACTTTATTTATATTTGTTTCACTTTAATTATGTGAAGTTAATATAAATAAACTAATTTCATTTTATCAATATATACTTCTAAAGTTTTGTGACAATTAATATCTATTTTACTTAATATTATTTGCTTTCATCTTCTCCATAATCTAGGGCAATATTTACTTCTAAATCTCCTGTTAAATCTACTTTATCTACCCAACCACCGTATCTTTTTCCTATCAGTTCCATGGCTTTTTCTTGGTCTTTTATAGATACTCCTTTTTTGACCACCTGTCCTGTAGCAGTAACTACTTCTTCATGTATTTTATCATTTGCTATTAATGTCAATCTTTGCATGACTTCTTCCATTGTCATGATATTACTATTATTAATTTCTTTCATTTTTCCATCTATATAATTTTTAACCTTATCATTTCCTAGTAATCTAACAGCATTTGCACTCGCAACTTCATTACTTGAACATTTATATCCCGCCTTCTTATAACTCTCTGTAGCATTTCCACTGATGATATATTCATCAGCAAACTTCTGTTGTTTAATTGTCAGTTTTTTCTTGATGATATATCACCTCACTTTCTTTCCAATCACATAAATATTTTAGTATCAACGCAATCTATTGCCCTTGTCTACTCATGGTAGATGGATGATTTGTTGCAATAAAAAAGAGCCTTATTGGCTCTTAAATATTATTAACTATTTTTTTATTTCATCACTAAATTTTTTTATTTTTTCGTCAAATTTTTTCACAATCTCTTTATACTCCACTAACACTTTCTCTAACATTTCTCTGTCTTGATCTATTGCGCCACTATATGAATTTAAATTTATATAAATTCTTTCATCTACAAAAGATCTAGGGATACTTGTTAACATGTTTATCTCGCTATATAGATTTTTATAAAAATCATTCAAAGTTGTTTTTTTTGAAATTTCTTTTAAAGATTTCTCTATCTCGTCAATTTTTAATTTAATAATCTCTCTTTCTTTCTCAAATACCTCTTTATTTATCCTCAATTCTTCTATCTTAATTTTATATTCCTTTTCTTTATTCGACATTCTCTTTCCTCCTAATATAATTAATACTTTAATTATACCAAAGGAAAACATTATCTACAACCCACATAATTAAATCAAATAAAAAAGAGAACCTAAATTAATAAGTTCTATAATATAAAATATTTCTATCTATTTCTAAATTTAACCTTTCTTTTTGCTTCTACTACTTATAAGACAATATATCACTCCCACAAAGCCTACTAAAAAGGCTATAGCTGATGGAATTTTATATCCTAATATAGTGCCTATTACTCCAGCTAATACTAATATCTCAAATATAGTAACTCTTAATTCTTCTTTTATTTTTTTCATAATATATTATTTAGAGCCTTCCTTTGTTCAATCAATTTATATTAATAATATCAAAATAAATTATTTTTAACAACAAATTCCGTAAAAAAGAGACCTAAATAAATAGATCCCTTTTCTGCGAAATGTAATTAAATTAAAAAATATCTTAGGAGGAAAACTGGCTTTTCAGTTTTTCCATAATACAAGTATAACACCTTTTTTAATGCTTTTTGTCCAGACTTTGTCCACTTTTTGTCCAAAATTTCATTTATTCCGTATATTTAAACTGTTTTTCTATAAATTTTAGTGTTCTATCAGGATTTAAACTGTAAAATGTACTTCGTATAATATCGTCCCTAATCTTATACAATCCACTTCTACTAATATTCATTTTATATGAAATGATATCCATGCTTATATCCCCTTCTACCTGTGCAAATTCATAATCAAACAATCTTTTTTGAACTGAATTAAAATTATTAATAGCTATATCCATCTTTTCCTTATGTATAATTAGCCTTCTTTTTTTCACTTCTACTTCTTTAATTTTTTTATCTCTATCTAGAACTTCATTTTCTACTGGCTTACTTATATTGTAAGTAGGCGCTAGTTTTTCACCTTCATAACATATTCCACTACATCCAATTATATCATTTTTTATTTCTTCGATATCTAACTCGTATTTTTTGATGGCTGGTTCAAGCTTTCTATACTCTTTCAGCCAATCCTCGATCATCTTATATTCTTCATCTTTGATTTCAGCCATCTTTTCACCTACCTTTTTAAACAACTCTATACAACATCACATTATTAGCAAATGATTCTCTAAATTTATTTCCATTCACAATTTTTTCAAATAATAAATGATGCTTGTATTCTCCTACTAATTTACCCTTGTACACTGTTGAATCTATCTTTCCATCTACTAGACTATGCACAGTGTATTTCTTACCTATTTGTAAGTTTGTAATTCTATAGTCACGCCTTCCTCTTTGTCTTCTACCTTTTTTATTGCTACCTTCTTCCTTCTGTATATTATCTTTTTTGTATTTCTCCAACTCCTCAAGTATTATAGCTGTATCTTTAGGTGGGTAATAACAATATCTTGATGTGAAATTATCAAAGTTTACCGCCTTTACTTTGCCTTCATTTCTTAATTTATTTATATATCTCTCAACTACAGATTGTCCTAGCTTTGTTTTATTCATAAAGTCACTTTTCTTGTAATGAGACTTCATTTCCTTATACTCTTTTCTAAGTTCTCTCACCGTTATTTTATGTATAAAATATACTCCATTAACATATTTTCCTAGATTATTTCTAGCACAAACTTTCCTCATTCTATCTACTTTAATGCCAACATATTTAGCGCATTCATGTATCGTCATATAGTCTTTGCTTGGTCTGTTGTTTTTAACGTCTTTCATTGGTCTAACATTCTCCTTTACCAATCATTTCTCCAAAGCCAACCTACTATCATCAAAAGAATAACAATAGTAGGTATTAATAATATTCTAAAAAGATAGTATGCCATAACCCTCACCTTTACTTAGATTTATTTACTATAGCCTCGCCAGTCTGAACTTCAACCCAACCATGCTTTAATCTAGCTTCAGCTTCCTTCAATTTAATTACTTCAGGTGTTATTGATTCAGATAGTTTTTTGTTAGCTTCTCTTTCACTTTCTGCTTGCTTTACTTTTTCATAGTACTTAGCATCTGCTCTAGTCTTTAATGTTTCTGATTCTAGCTTAGCCTTTTCATTTTCTTGTCCTGCTTGAATTATTGAATCTATTGATTTTTGAGTTTCTTTGTCAACTTCAGGGACACCTACTGTTACATCTTCAACTACAAAACCTTTTGTTTCTACAGACTTAGAAAATTGTTTTAAAAGCTCTGATTCAACAACAGATGATTTTCCTGATAGAATTTCTAGTAAAGTGAATTTTGAATATACCTCTCTAGCTTCTTTTTGCAATTTAGACTTTAACCACCCTTTTTCAATATCCTCACTTGTTATATTCCCAAACTCCTTGTACATCTTTGATGCTTTTGTTGCATCCACTTTATAATCATATTTAATGCTTACTACTGTTTTCTTGCTGTCTTTTGTTGATACTGCAATATTCTTTGAATAGATAGTCTGTAGTCTTGTTGGATATTGAGTTACATAGTCAAGCCCTACAAATTTTACTCCTTGAGTCAATACTTCATCTCTCACTCCGCCATTCATTGAGTATCTAACCCCAACATATCCATTATCTATTCTTTCAAAAAATTTAAAGCTACCTACTGTAAATACAATTAACACTATACCTGTTGTTATTGCTAATCTTATGCCTTTATTCATTTTATTTTCTCCTTTTATTGTTATTTTATTTTTTATTAAAATGTCTATTTAGCTTAAATGTTTTTCAATCTAATTATTTTTGTAGCATATCTATCTCTCCACTGTATCGAAGGAAAATTAGTTATAAATAAGTCTGTTGTTAATAAAAAGCCATTATCGTCTCCCACACACCAAACTCCACTTTCTTTTACAGGCTTTTCCTTATGTAAAAAAACAAATCCTTCTTTATCTCTAGTGATCCAATTATAAGTTTTTGATATAATTTTCATTGTTGCCAATTCTTCATTATTGCATTATTTATTAAAAACTCTTGTCGCTTCATGATCAATTGTTTTTTCATAAACATAAACTCCATTTACTTCATAACGAATTCTTTTTTCCAGAACCCCTTTTTCTATTACACATTCAAATATTCTAAAAAGATGATTATTGAATATGATAAATTCACCTACTTGATACAAGGGCACCATATTAATCCCTCCTAAAATGGCACGTCGTCATCTTCAACAGCAGAATACTGCGCTTGATCACTTCCTGTGCTTCCTCCATTACTACCTTCATTATCGCCACGTTTCTCTAACTTCTGAACATACATGCCTGCTACCTTTGTAAAGCTTCTTTTCTCGCCGTTTGGAGTTTCATACTTATCTACTCTAATTGACCCTTGAACCCCTACTAGAGTTCCTTTAGATATATAATTAGCTGCAAACTCCGCAGATTTCCCCATTATCTCAACTGGTATAAAGTCTGTTGTAGTAGAGCCGTCTTTGTTTTTATAATCTCTATCAATAGCTATCGTAAAACTTGCTACTGGTGTTCCTGAACCTGGAATATATTTAAGCTCAGGATCTCTTGTTAATCTTCCAACCAAAACTACATTATTCATATATTTACTCCTTATATTTCTTTAAATATATATTCACTATATTTTTTTAGAAATAATTTCTTTTTCAGTGAATACACATCTGTTTTCATTCCCTTAACATCTTCCACGTAAATTGTGCCTGCTCGTACATACATAAAGTCTGCTACGTACTCAATCTTTCTAATTGTTTTTCCATTATGTTTGAATTTATCTTGAAGTAAAAACCTAGGCTGCAACTCTAATTCAGTTATATCTCCGCATCTTTCTAATAGCTTTAATTCAGCATATCTATTAGCTTCTTTTCTTGAATCGAACTTTATTCCATCTATTTCAACTTTCTTATTTCCGTACTTGCTATATCTCATATACTCACCTTTTACTAAATACAAAGGGGCTTTCGCCCCTTATATTATGAAATTATAGTTATTCCTTTCATTCCTTCTAATTCTTTTTCTAAATACTCTTTAATGTTTTTCATAGCTTCATTTCTCCATGCTCCTCCATCTGCTTCAAATAACGCACAAGAAGGACCATCCTTCATTCTGAATATAAATTTACTTTCAGGCTGCTCAACCTCGTTAAATGTTCTCATAGGCTTTAATTTTGCAGGATTAGGAACTACTACATCTTGTACTGTTGCCACTCCTGATTTAATAGTTGCAACTTGGCTCACTCCATCATCTCCAGTAGTTTTAATGGCTTCCTCTTTAATATTTCCAGCTACTTGTAATAAAAGAGCCTTATCCTCATTGTCTAAAAATGCTGATTGTAACAATACATTAAATTTTTCTGTGTCATAATAATCATTAAATGCAATGTGAGGGACTATTGCTTCACTTCTTAATACTATAGGCCTATCTCCATCTGAATTTATTTCCAAACTAACAGTTACTTTTCTTGGTGTTTCAACAGTTATAAGTATGTTGTCATCCTTGTATCCATCTAAATCAGATTTTATATAGTCAACCAACCCACTTAATGTATTTATATTTAATGTTTCTAATTCTACATTTTCTTTGACTCTGCTTATTCTATCTTTTGTATACATCCTTCCGTTAATTTCTTCTGCTGTTATATATTTACTTTCACCTAAATCTACTAAGTATTCTAATGCTTCTCTAATTTCCATTTTTATATTCTCCTTTTAATTTTTATATTTTTTTATTTACTTACTTGCTCTTAAATCTATAACTTTCTTTCCTTCGTCATTTGATTCTTCTTCAATCTGCGCTATGTCAATTTGACCTTTTATTTGCTTGTTATATTCTTTTGCTGATACCTTGCCAGTGCTAAAATCTTTATCAACAATTATTGTTGTAGGATTTGTTTTAACTGGTGCTAGTGATGTTTTAAGTGCTGGATCAAGCTCTACCATTTCATTATTGCCATTTGGCTTAAATTTCAATGTAATTGTTAAGCTTCGTACTTTCTTTTCATCTGTGTTTGGATCTTCTATGTTTTCAAATATCTTCTGTAGTTCATAGCTTATTCTTTCGTCTAATTCGCCGTTTTGTAATTCACTTATTTTCATTTTCTATTCCTCCTATTAATTTAATATTTATGCAATATGGTCGTCATAACCACAATTACCTTTTTTATAAACCAATGCCATATCTGAAGCTTTTTGCGTTAGTTCTAGTGATTCATGTCTTATCAATTCTTCTATATTTTCTGAAGCATATGGGTATATTTCACAATTAGCAGTTGCTAAATCTATCAACGTTAAATTTCCTTCACTTGCTTCAAGACCAAGCAAATACATATTCCCCTTATTATCATTTACTAAATCTCCTATCTCTATTTTGTTCTTGTTTGGTTTTATATCTATTCTCATTTTTTAAGTCTCCTCTATCCCTCTAAATAATACTTATGCTTGTGTAACAGCAACATCTTTTTTCTTTTCGACAAGTTGTTTTTTCTAATAAATTTTGTATGCGTTATAGTCCCACAATTAGGACACTGGACAAGATAACTCCCTTGCCTGTTGCCAATGGCGAGCATATCAGACTCACAGTACTCGCACCTGTTAAAAGCAACCTTGTAATCTTTATTTTTCATAGTTTTCACCTCTTTTAAGATCCCTAAAACTATCTCTTTTGCAGCTTTCTCACCATTTCATTGAGTTCCTCGTCGCTTTTTTCTCCATGTTCTGATTTAAAATTATGAAATGCTGTTTTCTTAGGAGCCGGAACACTTGCAGGTTTATTCGGCTTTGCCTTATCTTCGTAATTTCCCTCGAATACCTTTAAGAAATTCGCAGGCTCTATAAACCAGTCAAAATTCGCTTGCCAGCCTCGCTCTGATATGTAGCCTTTTAGGTATGATGAGCGTTCAATACTGTGGACGCATTCCAAAACTTTATCAATTCCATATTCTGATATCCTGCCCTTTAACTTGTTGTATCTCTTAGTATTAGCTGATATCTTTTTTATATTTTTTAATTCACTAATAGAGTTCCATGCTTCTATCACACGTTTAAAATCCTCGCTTAGCTCTTTATCTCCACTGCTATTTTTACTAGGAGCAGAGCGTATAATATTAATACTTTTATTTACTTTACTTTCCTTTACTTTACTTTGTGTATTATCAACTACATTTATCGAGTTAATGTATACATTAACTAAGTTATTGACGACATTTATATCAAGAAGTAGATATTCCTCAATTAATTCAACACGCTTTCTTTTGCTTGTTGCCTCCAAATATCTTTTTTGGATTCCGCTTGAAGTTAATATTTTATACTTCTCAAACATATCACTATCAAAAAATTCTACTTGAACAGCCTTATTTACAATTTCTGTTACTAGACCCTCGCTAACCCCAATTTCATCAGCAATTAGAAAAGGTATATCATTATCCCACACGGTGTAATACCCATGATCTTCATAGACGTTACCCAGCAGGCTGATTAGTACAGCAATTGACTTTTCACTGCATGCTCTTATTATTTTTCTGACCTTGATATTTCTCATAAAATTAACGTCTAAAGGAAAGTAGTCTATACCTTTCTTTAAAGGTCTTGCCACTTTATCACCTCCTAAATAGCTAATCTGTTATAAATATATCTCTAAATCTTTTTTTGCTATTTCTACTGGATGTCCTATAGCTTTTTCTACTTCACTTTTAAATAATTTTTCATCTGAATTACTGCTAGATAAATGAATTAATGTAAGAGTTTTTAGCACCGATAAATCACTTGCTTTTAAAAAATCAATCACATTGTTTAATTCAAAATGACTTTCAACGATTCTATTTCTTAAAAACATTTTATCTTTTAGTGTTTCGTCAATTATTTGTTTTGAGTAATTGCATTCAACTAATATATGATTAATCTTATTAAATTTATATTTGACGTAGTATGTATCAGTTATATATAAAAGACTTCCTATGCTTTTATGTTTTACCAAAAATCCTACTGGCTCTACTGCGTCATGTTCTACCATAAAGGGCAGTATAGTGAAATTACCAATCAAACAAGGTTTATTTGCCTTTATAATATTAGTCCTATGATTTTGTATATCTAGGCTTTCAAAAGTTCCCTGTGTGGCATATACATCTATTCCGTTGTTTGCAATTTCTTCAACTGCCTTTGAATGATCTTTATGTTCGTGAGTTACTAAAGCACCAACTACCTTATCTAATTCATAATTTACAAATTCTAGTATTTTCTTATAATTAAATCCTAGATCTAAAAGTAATATCTCGTTGTCTACATTCAGGGAATAACAGTTTCCGCTACTCCCTGAACCCAGTATTTTAATCTTATTCATATTGCTTAAAATGGAACAACTATATCATCAGAAGCTGTTATTTCTTCTTGTTCATCTTCTTTGACTTCTACAAAATCATCAATATCAATAACTTCTGAATTTGCATTATTCTCTATCTCTTCTTTCACAGTTATGTCTATTGATTCTTTTTTTACTTCTTCAATTCTTTCTTCATCAGAACTCGCAAAAGAATCTCCTAGCAATACATCACTATCATCACTAGTATTTATAAATAATTTACAAGCTCTGCTTATAACTGTCTTTTTAGCCATTTCATCATTAAAGTTATTATGAGCTTTACTATTACCCTTACTTGCTCCCATAGACCATGCTGCTTTTATTTGTGGCATTGTCATTAGTTCTGTGTGAATGACTCCTTCTTCTCCAATTATTACAGCGAACGCACCTTTCATTTTAGAGGTGTCTACATTCCCAAAATTAGGTTTATATTTAGACACTTTAAGAACTCCACTTTCGTAGTCATAATCAGTTTCAAACTCATCTCCTTCATAAATGCAATACGCTTTAATATCTCTTATATCTTCTTGCCTTTTAGCAATTGCCATTGTTCCCATATAACTCCTCATTAGAGTTAATTTCTTTCCGTAAGCTACAAAGTAGCATTGATTTTTAGATGGTGTTAAACCTTGTATTCCCATATCTAATAACGCCTGATATATTGATTCTTTTGAGCAAGTTTTCAAAACTGAATTGCCATCTTTATCTGTAGTCTGTTCTAGTGTTAGATAGGCTGATTTCATGGCATTTGATATTGAGTAATTTTGAGGTAAATGCAATACCCCATCACTTACATATTTATTAATTGCATTTAGTGCTTTATCCGTTATATTTTTCTCCGCCACCACTTCTTTATTTTCTGTTTTTTGAACTTGATTAGTCATTGAATTTCCCTCCTGATATTTGTAATTCGTCTATATTATCAACCATTAAATTAATCACTTGCGTATCTACTTCTTCAAGCAGTATTACTGATTCTCTATTGTCTATAAATATTGGCATTTTAACCTCGTAAAAGTCGCCTATAGTCTTTATGATACTTAGTCCTGCATTTATCTTGGACGCTGTATTTGCATTGTTAAACGGAACTCCATCAATCAATGCTTCGCAAGTTTCATTAATTCCACCGTTTACTTGCTGTTCAAATAACTTAAATTTAACTCCATTAAATTTCTTATTGATATTTTGCTCTAAAAGTTCTACCTTTGTTATTATAAACTTTTCGCAAAGCATTATTCTTTTTTCAATGGCCGCTATTTTTGATGCTATTTGTTTTTCTTCTAGTTCTAAATCTGTTACTCTAGCCACAGTTTTTTCATTTACCTTATTCATTCCTAGATCTTCAGTAAACTTTTTAATATCGACTTTTAGTTCTTTTATCTTAACTTCTATTTCTGACTTATCTTCTGTATTTTCATCATTTTGAAGTTCTTTTATCTTTTCTTCAATTTCATGTATTCGTTCTTTTATAACTCGTTGTTCTTGCTTCATTTCATCAGTATAATAATCTTTAGATTGTATATTTTTTAGTTCTTCTTCTAGTTTTTGAACTTTTAAATAAGCGTCATTTACAGTTTTAAATTTCTCTGTTTTTTCTTTTTTCAATTTATCTATTTCTAGATTTTTACTTTCTAGGTCGTTATTGCACTGACTTCCTTCGTTTTTTATAAACTCAAGTTCATCAGCCTTGTTTTGATTAAAATTACTTTCCAGTTCTTTTCTTTTGCTTTCGATATCTTCTGTGTCAAATTCTCTCTTACAAGTAGGACAACAAGTTGTTACCTCGTCTCTGTCAAACTTGCTATTAAATAACTCTAGCCATCTATTGCCAAGTAAATCTTTTTTATTTGAAATATGTTCTATCTCTTTTTGTAAAAACTTGATCTTATGGTCTAAATCATTCATCTGCATTCTGTTTTCAGATTCAATATTTTTCCAATCACGTATTTTTAATTTGATTGCACTTTCATCTTCTGATTTCTTTTCGTTAGCTTTTATATCTATGTTTTTGAGCTTTTCTTTTAGATGATATGCGCTTTCTTTAAGCTCAAATATCTCACCTGAATTACTTTTAAATCCTTTTAAGCTCTCTTCTAGCTTAGTTATTTCATCTTCTTTATTTTTTATTTCTTCGTTAATTGACTTTTCGTCAATCTCAACAATGCTTTTTTGTAGTTCGTCAATTTTTACTGGGATATCAGCTTTTTCTTTTACTAACTTTTTTGAACTTGCCTTAGCTGATTTTAGTAAATCGTCTATACTTTTATCTTGCAAATCTTCTTTTAATTCTTCTAACTCGCTACGGTTTTCAATAACTTCTTCATCTGTTATATCGCCTGATATTTTTAGGATCAACTCTCTAGCATCTTGCCATTTAAGATTATTACTAAAAAATAATGGATTAGTTAAAAGTTTAAACAGATCTTCATCTGTAAATTTTTCTTCGATTATTTTTTTATAATCGTTCTTTTTAACAGGTACTCCGTCAACTTCGTATATAGTTTCATTCCCTGTAAAAGTTTCTTCTGTGTCTCCTCGTCTTTTAGTCCACTTCTCTTTATATTGCTTTTTAAGTACCAATTTCTTTCCGTCAATCTCAAAGACTCCTTCAACTTCAACGTCTACTCTAATAGGCTTATTATTTTTATCTAATGGTTTAATCTCAAATTTAGTCTGATTATTACTATTTTTGTCAAACAAAAGCCATGTGAATGAATCAAATATTGTTGTTTTACCTGATGCGTTAGGACCACTTATATATACAGTGTTTTCAAGGTCTATATCCAATTTCTTAACTCCTTGAAAATTATTTAATATTAGTTTTTTTAATTTAATTGTTTTCAATTTGCCCCTCCAATGTTATAATATCCGTAATAATGTTTTGATTAGTCGACGTGCCAGTCGGCTTTTTTTCTGCCTAAAATCATGCATTCCCTCCTGCTGTCATCACTTTCTTAATTCTAACCTTGCTCCTATCAAAATAATGTGTTTCATATCCTAAAACATCTGACTTCCCATCATTATTAATAAAAATCAAATCATCAGGTAGATCACCATTGTTGTTAAGCTCAACATCTTTAATTCTGATTCCATCTTCTAACATATAACTATCTGATAAATTTCTAAGTTCATTTATGTTCATTTTGCCTTCCTCCTTATTGATCCAATCCCATGCGTTCATTAAAATATTTTCTTGGAACTTTACCTCTAGTTGTTATAAATCCCTTTTTTTTCAATTCTTCGTTCATTTTTTTTATTAGTTGGTAACACCACGCTTCTTTCCTGCCTGTTATTTCCATTATTTCATGTACATTTAAATAATAATTATTCATGTTTTCACCTCCTTAATATATTTCTTTCTCCTTATGCTATAATCTAATTACAGGCTTTGCAGAGCCAAGTATTTAGAAAGGAGATTAATTATTATGAAACTAAATCCTGATTGTATTAGAGATATCCTTATCTTTGCTGAAAACATTGAGTATAACAAAGAATGCACTATAAATGCTATGCATAGCAGTCTTTCTAACTATTCCGAAGAAGAACTGGATTATACTTGCATAAAACTTGAAGAAGCTGGCTATTTAGAAGCAAGTTTTGTATCAATGCCACGACATGTTAGTAAAGTTACAGCTCGCATTCAAGGTTTAACTTGGGAAGGGCACAAATTTTTATCAGATATTAGAATCAATAAAGTGTGGAGCAAGCTGAAAGACACTTTGCTTGAAAAAGGACTTTCAGGTTCTATGACAGCTATAGCATCATTAGCTCCAAAAATAGTAGAAAATTTCATTAAGTAATTATTTAATCTTTATCTTCAAAAAGTCTTCAATATTCTTTTTCATTCCTACATTGAGGGCTTTTTGTATTTCATCTTTTAATTCTTTATCGCTCCACTCTCCATATTTCATTTGCATGTTATACATTAGTCCTATAGACATTGAATAATATGTAAACCAAAACCATAATGATATAACATTTATAATTAGAGATATTGTTAAAGCGTATATCATATTCTCACCTCCCTTATCTTCCTAACCACAAACGTACTAAAATAGTTGTTACAGAAGCAGTAATAATTGAAACTGTTCCGCTTATTATTTCTATTTTCATGATATAATTTATTCATTAATATAATTTAAAGGAGATTTTAATATGTCTATAGAAAAACCACCAAAAAATCCATTTACTCAACCTTCTGTTTTCCCTAACATTACAGATAACTCTATGGGAGATATACTTAATAATAATAAGATATTGGGTTTAGCTATTGGAAATAATCAGCAAATCCAAGAAGATAAAGAAAAATCAAAGGCTTTTTCTAAATCTCTTCAAGAATCAATTACAAGGCAAGCTTCAATTCCTACTCTACTAGAAATTCAAATTGACAAACATGATGAAGAAATTGAATGCCATAAAGAAAAAATATCTTTAATGAAAAAACAAATTGAGGATGCTAATGCTGATGCCAAATCGGCAAAAAAAGCAACATTTTTTTCAAATACTATAGCTGTAATTTCTCTTATAATTGCCATCGCTTCATTTGTTTACTCAATAATTAAATAGATTTTACTATTCTTATAATTAAAGCCAGTATTGATATAACTAGTGCTGATATAGATATTATTAATGCTGGCGTAGGTTTAATTGGTTCTTTCATATTCTCGCCCCCTTTCTTTAGTTTTCATTTCGTGTACTTATTTTGTAAAAAAAAGCTCTTCTACTCCTACCCCATAATATTTGGCTAACCTAATTTTTATCTCATCACGAGGAACTCTTTCATCTCTTTCATACATTGATAATGCTGATTTTGTTACTCCAATATCATCTGCTACTTCAGCTTGCGTTTTATCGCCTCTTAGCTTTATTAATTTATAACCTATATCCATTTATTCCTCCCTCCTTTTGTTTTCATTGTGTGTACTTTCATTGTATTATATTATTTTTATCTTGTCAACACTTTGTGAATATTTTTATTGATAAAAGTAAACATATCGTGTATAATTGCATTATAGGATGGTGATTTCAATGTTTGGAACAATACTGAAAAATTTAAGAATAGATCATGAATTAACACAAAAAGAGTTTGCTGATATTTTAAAAATAACTAAGAGTGCTGTATCTAACTACGAGGCAGGCAGAAGAAAACCTGATTATGAAATGTTAGAACAGATAGCAGACTTTTTCAATGTAGATATAGCATATCTAATGGGAAAACAAAAAAAGAAACATATTGAGATATACGACAATATGCAAACTATCAAAAGTTCACCCTGTTGCACATATGACCAACTACCACTTTCAGTGGCAGCAGGTTCTCCTTGGGATTACGAATCTGGAGACAAATTTGATAAGATAGAAATACCTGATGTATTACTTGGTAAATATGCAGGAAAAAAGACAATTGGGGTTGCTAAGGTCAATGGCGAAAGTATGAATAAAGATATTCCTAATGGCTCGTGGATTATTATTGATAGAGCTAAGAATGAATTAAACATGCTAAAGAATAGAGATATAGTGTTAGTTAGAGATTCAGCTGGTTATACAGTTAAAAGGATTATAATAAGCCATAACGAGGTTATATTAAAGCCTAATTCAACATTTGATGAGTTTAGAGATATAGTTGTCAATGAAACAAATAAACATGACTATAGGCTTGTTGGCAAGGTAGTGAAGGCACTTATAGATTTTGATGAACAATAGGAGGATACTATGAATAAAGAGAATTTTAGCCTTAATAAAATAGTAAGTAGTAAAGCTTTTTTGATCAGCTCACTTATTTTAAATATGATATTAGCAATTATTTTTATTAAATTGCTTTTTAATTAATTAATTTTATTATTGAAAAGGAGAATTTAAAAATGGACGTAAAAGAATTTACTGGATACATGCAGTTAAACATGAAAAACTATGAGCTTTTTAGATAAAAAGCAATGGAGTTTCAAATAGAAGCTAACAATAAAAGAAAAAAGAAATGGAATGAATACAGGCTTGAAAAAGAAGTAAAGGATATGTGGAATAAAATGATGGAAAGTGCATACAATCAAGTATTGGCTGGTGCAGGAAACAAAAAAACTATTCAATCATATATTGAAAATAATAACGTTGTTGAATTTTTTGATGAAGCAATGAGAGATCTTAACTTCGGAGAAGAATAAAACATGCTAATTTTTACAAAAAAAAGAAGTAGCTACCAGTTTGGCGACCGTACTACTTCTTCCACAATAAATAACACAGATATCTGTGTCTATTCACTATACCTATTTTAACATAAATAAGGAGGTTTAACAATGCCACAATATAAAGATGAACTACGTAACACTTGGTATTCTTCATTTTATTGTAATGGAAAGAAGCATACTAAACGTGGGTTTAAAACAAAAAAAGAAGCAAAAGAATATGAAATACAATTTAAAGCAAAAAAGGAAGGATCTTCTGATATTATTTTTTCTATACTTTGGGATGAATATATTAAATCGTGTGAAGGAGTTTTTAAAACTAGCACTCTGATAGCTAAGCAAAATTATTATAAATCGCATATCGATAAAAAATTAGGAAACATGAAGGTTATAGATATTACTAATTTGACAATTAAAAACTTCATTGATGATATGTTGGAGGATGGAAGAAGTAAAAAAACATGTAATAGAGTTATACAGCAGATAAATGCATGTATAGCATGGGGAAAAAAATACTATAATATAAAAGAAGTAGATAAGTTTGATACTTTTAAGGTAACTGTAAAGGAAAGAAATATTTGGACTATAGATCAGTTTAATACTTTTCTATCAAGAGTGGATAACTTTGAATACTATGTTGCATTTTCTATGTTATTTTATCTTGGTATACGTGTTGGAGAATTATTAGCAATAAAAGTAAGTGATATTGATGGAAATGTAATCTCAATAACTAAAACTTATTCATATATCCACAGGCTTACTCACACACCTAAGACCAATTCAAGTATTAGAACTGTAGTTATGCCTGAATTTTTATCAGAAATGATACAAAATTTGATTTCTCTAAAATATAAGGTAGAAAGTGATGATAAATTATTGAGCTTTGATAATCCATCTAACTTTAGATATTATTTGAGTAAATATAGCTATGGACTTCCTGAAATCACTGCTCATGATTTAAGACATTCTCACGCAACTATGCTTATTAATAATGGTGCAGACGTTATAAGCGTTAGTAAAAGACTTGGACATAGTAATCCTAGTATCACGCTTAAAACATATTCACATTCTTATAAAGGATATGACAATGTAGTAGCTGATCTACTAGATGATTTAAAAGAAAATAATGATGAAAAATATAAAAAATAG